ATGTCCAGCAGTTCCGCCATTAGGGGTACGATCAATAGTAGCCATTTACCTAGCCCTCCCTTACGCGAAGTCGATGACGCCGCGAACCATAGCTTCTGGGCGCAATACTTTGCGACCAAAAACGTGCAGACCACGAATTACGTCAGAGAACGACTCAGTTGAACGAACCACTTCGGTCTTAGCGATATGCGAAGCAGTGGAGGTGGACGACATATGACCAGCGAGAATTATATTCTCAGAGGCATCAGTTGCCACACCAGACAGAGTTACCTGATCGGTACCTGCTGTTGAGTTCAGCGCAGTAGACTTGTAACAACGGAAACCAGCGAGGGCACCCGGAATAGCAAGACCGTTACGCAGTGGAGAAGTATCATCACCAGTTACCTGAACTTCAGCCATCTTATTTCCGGCTTGGAACATCTTCTCGTAGAAGATTGGTGGTGCTACAAACCAACGATTCTCTTCTGGCACAGACTGATCGTCAAGTGTACGTGCCATCAGCAGCATCAGGTTGATGCCAGCATCGTCAGTTTCCACGTTGATAGGAGCGGATGCAGTACCCAGCGCACTGTTCGTAGTGGTAAGACCACCTGACAGTGACGCATCATCTGCACCAGCGATACCTGCGCCATCAGACATGGCTTGCAGGACGTTTGCATCGTACTTACGCTTCAACGCAAATGCACCTGATGAGGTAGCAAGAGCTTCGAAGTTTACGTGCGAATGCCGCTCTTCGATATCGTCGATCTTAAACGCGAAAGCGTTTGCGTTATCGACAACCATCGTGATTTGATCGTCAGCCAAGTCTTGAGCGTTTACGACGGAACCCCGTGTATACGAACTGACTGTGACTGTTGGTTCCTTGATTATGCGAACCGTGTCGCCAAAATTCTCAATTTCACCCGCGTAGTCGGTGTTAGTAATATCTTCTACAACCGAAGCACGACGGAAGAACTTAAGGACTTTTTGGCTAAAAATCTCCGGTGCAAAATTACCGGAGGGCAGGTTACCATAACCTGCAGCAGTACCAAATGCCATTGGTTCTTTCCTCTTCTTCTATGAGGTTAGTTGTTAGGGTCGATCCGTCCCTCTTGACGTGCAGAGTCTAATTCGCTTTCCAGCTTTTCAAACTCCCACGGTTTAAGACCACGGATTTCGGAAGCCTTCCAAATGCGTTTGTCTCCGCCTTGCTCAGATGTGATTTCCCTAGCTCTAGGGGCACGTACTGAAGTCGCAGCGTCGGCCTTCGCCTTGCTAGTCTTCCTTTTTGAGATACCTGCATCTGCTTTGTACAGATCTAGGACTCGTGAAGCCCAACGAGCGTCGGTATTGTTATTGTAGATACCGTCCGAAATAGATTCGGGTTGCTCTTGTAGCCATTCTAAGAACTTCTCATCCGTCTTGATATCGTCGAAGTCAGGATGATTGTTCGTAAGTTCGCGGTAAGCCGCCTGTACCACAGTCTCCTTTTCACGTTCCTTGATAACTTCTAGTTCCTTTTGAAGTTCGCTGGTGCGTTCGCTGGCTTGCATCGCTGCTACCGTTTCGACCACCCCATACACATCAGGGTACTGTGTCTTGAATTCCTCCAACTCTTCAACTGTCTTCGGCATAGGAACATTTGCTTGTTGCGTTGCCGTTGCTAGTTGCCGTTTCTCCTCTTCAAACTCTGTTAGCTTCTTGTCGTAGTGACGTTTCAAGTCGTCGTATCGCTTCTTGTAGTCGTGATCCGGCTTCTCTTCTTTCGTTTCTACGAAGCTGTTTGATTCGGGTTGTTCGGTATCTTCGCTTGCTTCTACCTCTGGGGTATCGTCTTCGTCGTCTTTGTAAACGTCTTCACGATAGTTGCCTTTGTAGAGAGTCTCGCTATTGATAGTTCCGAAAGAGTCGTTTGGTTTGTTGGCTCTTGCGCCACGTACTTGTTTTGCCATTTTGTTACCTCACTCGCGGGGCCACTTGGCTGTGGGTAGCCGCTCCGGTTGTGTCGGGGCCGTTGTTAACGGGTAGCCGACGAATTATTTTGCCCCGGTGTATCCCGATACATATCCTTGAGGGCGGGGAATATCCATAAATATTGATTTTATTCCATATATAAAATTTTCACTTTTTGCTTTCATAGAAGCATTATATTTATTCATTTGTTCTATATCTTCGGCTGCAGCCGCTGATATAAAATCAGAAGTAGGATTTTTTACACCATCTCCGGGGCCAAAAAAGTTTTCCGTTGTTACTTTTGGCTCTTTTGTTCCTTCGTAAGTTGTAATAAATCTTTTTAATTCAGGGTATTTAAATGTATACGCTTCTATTAGTTGTGGGTTTCCTGTGCTTACTAGCGCATTAGCAAAAGCTTCTTGATAAGTTCCCAGATGATAGTCTGCTGTTCTAGATCCTGTAGGAAAAAGCCCTCCCACAGTATCGTAGGCAATTTCTTTAGCACGAACCTCCTCAATGTATTGTTGTTCCGTTTCAAAAGTTCTACGATCTACATTGTGAATTTTTGGATCGTAATTTTTTCTGTATTTAATGCTGTCCTGATGAGCAGCCTCTTCTGCAAGAATATGAAGATTTGTAAGTGTCGGAGTTAACGGGACATTAATCATTTTACGACCCTTCGGAAGAGGCTTACGTCTACCCCTTGAATCTTTCATTTGAGATTCCGAAAAAAACATTCCCGTCTGAGGTTCTATTTTATTCAATCGTGCAAATTCGTCCATGTACTCTTGTGCTTTAGGGTAATCATCTCCAAAGTAAACAGATTTTACGTCAACGTCTTCAGGAAGATTATCAATAATCTCATTCATTTTACGACGAACTTCTTCTGCTATAATTTTATCTTCGTATTCAAAACCTTCAGGCGGAGTAACGAACCCGCCCTCTTGCATGGCCTGTCTTCGTTCAACTTCAGGCTTGCCCATATCGTTCATAGTCTCTAGGAAACCGTAGCCACCAAACTTAGACACATCCTTCGGCTCGACAACGTACTCGCCCTTCGACAAAGCCACTTCCATCATCTTGCCGCCTTTGGATGCCTTCCGCTTTTGATTACCCTTCGGCAAGACCCCAGCCTTTTGTAACTTCTCAGTCATCGGTGCGTTGATTACGAACGAACCCTCCCTGACTCGCAGGTTTTCTGTGTCGGCTACGGTGGTGCCTTTCGCGTATTCTTGCGGTGGCCCCTCTACGAAGCCCGTACGCTGGATCGGATCTTTTTGGGTATTACCCCCCTCTGCGAAGCCTACAAAGCCGCCAGTGGCCCTCCTACCGCCAAAACCACCATATCCAGACGGATCGGACCTTTGACTACCGCTACTGTCCCTACCATATCCAGATGGTTCTGGTCGGGATGGACTTGGGGCGGGTGCAGGTGCAGGTGCGGGTGCGGGTGCGGACTGTGTTGGTACTTTATCTTGTTCTGCCGCAAATCTCATAGCATCCGCTTGTGCCTGTAGTAGCGCAGGGTCTACGTACTGACCAGCGGAGGTTGTGACAGGCTTTCCCCCACTCGTTACGGGTCTGCCAGCACTGTCTTGAACGATGTTTATATTTCCGCCAGACAGTAATGCTCCACCCCCGCCTTCTTCATTTGCAACTTCTTGGTATTGTGCTAATCTTTCGTCAAAACTTGGTGTAGGCGGTGCAGGTTCATCTGTAGGGGCACCAGCAGCAAGTATGCTCTGTCCAAGTTGGTATCGTTGTTGCCCCGTCAAGCCTTCAGGAAGAACACCGGAAAGAACCGTAGATCCCTCCATAGGTCCGGGACCAACTCCTACCACTCTACCATTTAGCATGGCTAATCCGTAACCTTCTTCTCCTGCCTGTATCTTTTCGTAGATACGTTCTAGGTTCATTCTGCTGGCTCCGCCGCCCAACATAGCAAATGTACCAATTCCTCCCGGAAAAAATCCTATTCCTTTTGGTACGCCGTAACTAACTTTACCTGTAATTGGGTCTATAGTAGGTTTACTGCCAAATTTCTTGTCAAAAAATCCTTGTTCGGGAAGAACAGCCCCCTGTTCTCTGTATATTCTAGACACATCCAACGGGCCAGAATATCCTCTGGGGTCTTTATCTGATTCACGGGTGGACGCAGCCGCTGCTGTTGAACTGCCGTCGGATTCCCTATCTATAATGCGACTACCAAATTTTTGAAACCCAATATCCGCTCGTTCATCATCACTAAATGGATTTGGCGCACTTATAGCGGGGGCACTAGGTGCTAGTGCTTCCCCCGCGAGAAGCGTACCAATATAACTTTGTACAGCAGAATTAATTGCCATTCTTTACATCCGCCGCCGCTTCATAATCAGCCTTCAATCCCTTGATCTGTTCCAGTGAAGTTATCTTCCCCTGCAGCCGGAACACTTCCAGTTCCGATTGTGCCGCCACCAACGCCCGAAGCGTCATTCGGATTTGCTCCTGCAGGTACTCCTCCAGACTGTCCCACGCCGCCTTGTTCGCCACCAACGGGCTGACCTTGCTGGCTTGCTTCTTGTTGAGCATTTGCTAGTCCTTTCAACATCTCTGCGAAAATCTGTGCCTCATTTACATCGTTTACAAGACTGTCAGGATCTATGTCTTGTGCGATAGCAAGTTCACGCATGAGGTTAGGTATCTTGATGAATGGTGCCAACATCGGGTTAGATACCGTCTGTAACAGGGTAGTGAGGCGTTGACTGCGTACTTCTTTTTGCATCACTGCAGCTACGCCACGAGGTTTGATCTCTAAGTCGCCTTCGATGTTGGGAGATGTTTCGTTGAACTGCATGTTCCACTGAAAGTAAGATTCACCCAGTGGCTTTAGTAAGTGGTCGTCTATGTTCTTTATGACTGTCTTCAGAGATAAACTCGCCCCACCTAACAGCATAGACAGACCTGATGCTGTTCGTCCCGTGCCTGTCACGCCAGTTTGACCGTGCATGATAGACGGTAAGCCTGTCTCCTCGTCAGCAAGTTGCCGCGATATCTGATACATCTGAATGTTCTCAGGTGCTGTGTTCGGGAACTTGAGTCCGTTGATTGCTGTACCAGTCACACCTGACTGACGACGGAATATCTTTCCGGGGAAAATGTCCATGTTCTGTCCGGGAACAAGACTAGCCTCGTCTACGTCGAACACCAAGTTACCAGCTAGAGCGAGGTTGTCGATTGCCATACGAACGTGTCCGTTCATTAGCAACTGTGCATCCTCCATGTTCTCAGCTACACCTACGCCCCAGATTTGGTACGGGTTAATTTCGTACGGGAATACTTGGTACGGAATACGTGCAGGAGTGAATGGGTTGAGAACACAACGTAGCACCATCGTACCACACACCCAGATGTTTACCTGTATCTGGTCTAGTTCTCCTGTTTCTTTGGGAATGTCTAGGCCAGCTTCTCTAGCCATCTTGGCATCTAGGACGCCCCAATATTCTAGGACTTCGTAACGAGTATCGCCTACGTATGGCTCTGTTTCTTCTTCACGTATCGTGTCTTCGTAGTATTTATCTTCGTAGTTCGGGCCTTTAGCTAGGCACTCTTCTATCACGTCTGCGTAGAAATATGGTTGTGCTATCAGGCTACGAAGCTGTTGGCGGTTCATACGATGCCGCTGTATCACATACTCACAGTCTTCGATGCTTGTAGCGGACGGGTCAGGATGAAAGTCCCAAGCAGATACATATTCGATACGTGGCACCACCCGTTCATACGGATTGTACATGCGTCCTTCGGGGCCACGTTCCCAGCGGTGTACACGCTTGTAGTGATTGAACGGTCC